GACCTGAGCCCGGACCTGAGCCCGGACGCTCTCTCCAATACGAGTACCCTTGAGGATCGCTGCGCCAATTGCCCCCTCCATCGGCGAGGCGAGGCGGATGAACAATTTGGGGGCTGGAAGGCCCGCCACGGCATATGCGTCCCGCGCGGCCTGTTCGGCGGCGTCGAAGTCGGCCGGTTCGGTCGACAGCCCGATGCGCAGGAATTCGTCACGGATCGCAGGAATTTGCGCTTCCTGTTCCGGCGTGAGTTTGGTGAGAAGCTTTGCCATTGTGGGTTTCCAAAAATTCGGTGAAGTGATCAGGCAGCGCGGCGCTCGCCGAACGTGCCGTTGCGAACGGCATCGAGATCAGCGAGGAAGGCCTTGCGCTCGTCCTTGGTGGAGTAGCTGAAGAACAGCTTCTTCCCGGCTTCCTGCTTCGCGATCCACTGGCGCATCGCATTGGAAGCGCCGCTGACAGTGGCGTTGAGACCGACGCCGAATTCCTTGGCGACGCGGCGGAAGGCGTCGCAGTCGTTGTCACCGCGCTCGCGCTTCATCTTCAGGACGTCGCGCAGGAAGGTCGGAGCGGCCGGCGCAAACGTCAGCGCGTCGATGATGCCGTCTCGTGTGCGGGAAAGGTCTGCCACGTTGCTTCTCCCCTTCGGTGCGGCGGTTGCCGGTGGTGATGGGGAGAAGAATACACGCTTTGGCGTGCATTACAATAGCTATTCACGCAATAGCGTGCATATTTTCTTGCCCGGCTCTCCGGCCTGCGCGAATCGGCACATGAAGAAGCCCGCACATGGCGGGCCGGGAGAGGGCAGAGCAGGGGGTTGACTCTCTCAAAAGGAAACTGTTCCTATCTCCTTTGGCTCGGGAGAGGGAATTGGCAATCCGTCATCAGATCACGCGACGATACGCAACGCGAAACGAGGAAATCGTCGCCGGGCTGCGCGAGGCGGCGGGAGCCGGGCCGCCGGTCGATCCGGAATTGAAGGTGAAGCGGCTTGTCGCGGAAATCGCTATTCAGATGGCGCTTTTGCACGGCGGGGATTGGCGGGCGGAAGTAGATCACGAGATTGGCTATGCGCTGATTTCTCGCCGCTCGCCGCCGGCATAAACCGCTGAATTATCGAAAGCACGGTTTCCAATTCGTTCGGCGGCATCCCATTTGCGGTGAGGGTTGCCCGCAATTGATCCTGCGTTCCTAACCGTATGCCTGTCGTGACATAAACGGCGGCATCCGGTCCAAGCACTGAGAGAACGGAAGCCAGGCGAGGAAATGTTGGCTCCTTTTCGTTCTTGAGCATCTGTTGAAGATAATTTTCTCCCACGCCAGGCGCGGCGGCGCTGATGGCGCGGAGGCTCCGGCCATCCTTCTCGATCATCTCAATTAGCCGTGCGCGCCAGTCTTTGGACATGCGCAATTTCTAACATCTCATAAAATGGATGGCTTGAACGCAATGGCGTGTATTGACGTACACGCAAAAGCGTGCAAAATGGCGCGTCATGAACGCCGATCTTCTATCCGAAATAGACAGCTTCCTCGCGGCCGAGAACATCGGGGAGCATCGCTTTGGCATCCTCGCGGCAAACAATGGCCGCCTTGTTGAGCGGCTTCGTTCCGGTGGGCGTGTCTGGCCGGAAACGGAAAAGCAGGTGCGCGATTTCATGGCGTCTCGTCGCTTATCCACCCCTCAACCAGAAGGGGTGGCGCAATGAGCTTCACGCGCAAATCCATCGCCGATCATCTCGACAGCTACGACGACGAGATCGCCACGCTTCAGGAAGGCAAGCGGGAAACACTCGCGGACTATCGCCAGCAACTTGCCGACGCCGGCATGAGCAAAGGCGGCATCAAGGCCGAGATCGAAGCGCTGAAGGCAGCCATGCGCCGCCGCCGCGCCATTGCCAAGAAAGGCGAGGAAGTCGTTGAGGAAGCCGACGTGCTTGCCGACGAGATTTTCGCGGAGATCACGTCTCGCGCGCCGCGCGCCACACGCGTACGCGAGGACATTGAAGAATTTGACGCCGAAACCGGCGAGGTCATCGAAGACCAGCCGGAGACGGCAACAGGATCGGGGCGCACGGCGCAAGTATGCGGCGAGGGAATGGCCCCGCCCTTGCCAGCAGGTGCCGCCGATGCGGTGTGCAGCACGCCCGCCGCGAGCGTGTCCGATGCAATCGCGCGCAAAGATCACCAATCCGTCAGCCCCTCCTCCCCTGACGGATCCGCGTCTACCGAGAGCGCGGCGGGCAAAGTCTCGAAACTGGCTCAGCCATCCCCTCCCAAGCAGGCTGAGCCGATCAAAGCCGGGGAGGGCACACCTCCTCCCGTGCCCTCCCCGGCGATCCTTTCCGATGAAGAAGTCGTGCCGGCTTTCATGAAGGACAAGCCCGGCTGCCTGAAGCTTCGTGACGGTCATTGCAAGATCAGCTTTGCGACCGAGGCGCTGTGTGCGGAGTGTGCCGACAAGCGCGCGAGGGCAATGGCATGAGCGCGCACGTCCCCTGCAACGGCTGCACGGCTTGCTGCCGCAACGAATTGCTGATGCTCCACCCTGAAATGGGTGACCGGGCGGAGGACTACGAGACTCAGGAGGCGACCAATCCCATCACCGGCAAGCAGGGGCTTGCATTGAAGCAGAAGCCAAACGGCGACTGCATATATCTTGGAGAGACCGGCTGCACCATACACGGTCGCGCTCCTGCGATCTGCAAAGAGTTCGACTGCCGCCGCTTTTTCTTGAAGCTCGGTGGCAGGAACGAGCGCCGCCAGATTTTGAAGACCGGGCTCGTCACCAAGGATGTTTACGAGGCCGGGCGCAAGCGGCTTAACACGCTGTCCGGCTATGTCGGAGGGGCCGCCTGATGCCATTCCTCGCGCGCCTCCTATCCCTGTTTCGCTATCCTCTCATCGATCAATCGCACGAGCACGTCGACGCGCTCGACCTCATCCCGGCCCAGCCGAACTGGCTGGAGCGCTTCCGTGCGTGGGAGGGCCGGTAGATGTTCTGGTCGCTGCTCATATTCTTCGCGATCAACGCGTTCCTCGCGATAAGCGCGGTGTCCACTCGCGACGACGTTTTTCTTCTCGGGAGTGCGTTCGCCGCGGGCGTCATGTTCGCCCTGGCCGTGTGGGAGTTGGCGCACAAATGAACGCCCAAACTCGTCATTCGCGGCAATCAGCCATCCGCGTCCGTGCGGGCTCATTCTCGTTCTGCATCCTTCGCAACAATTGCGGGCCGGCCTACGGTAGGGACCTGACCGGCCGGCCCGCGCGCCCCTGCGGATTTGGGCGCATCTCTCAGAATTTGTTCGGGCCGTTGATCGCCGCCCGACGCGGTTTCCTTCGCGCGTTTCATGCTTTCCAGGGCCAAGCGCGCGGCACTTCCGATCTGCAGAAAGGTGTCTGAGTGGTGATCACCCAATCCGACGTGAAAGCAGTCCTCGACTATGACCCGGAGAGTGGAGTCTTCACATGGCTCCACCGACCCGGAAACACCAGGTTCAACAGCCTCTATGCATGTCGGAAAGCTGGCACGACCAAGAACTCCAAGGGTTACGTCAACATCCGGTTCAGTGGGAAAACTTACTTGGCTCACAGGCTCGTGTGGCTTTTCGTACATGGGTACTTCCCAGATAAATTGATCGACCACAGGGATCGCGACAAAGCGAACAATCGGCTGGACAACCTTCGTTTGGCGACGAAGATCGAGAATAATATAAGAGGACGGATTCCAGATGAGAGAAAATCAGGGGCGCGACCGGGAAATCTCACGGCGCGAGACGGAAATGCGTAGCGAGTTGATTGTTTCCGAAATGGCTTCGGCCGTCAGAGTGCTGGGCGGAAATGGCCCGGCGCTTGAGCAGATCAACCGGGCGGCGCGGGTGGCGCGCCTGCCTCATACCGTGGTCGAGCGACTGCGGTGGAAGAATATCAAGCGCGTCCCGGCGGACATTGCGGATGCGATCCGCGAAGCCGTCGAACGCCATAACGAGGAAAGCCTGATCCGTGCGAAACACGAAGCCTTCATGGCCCGCCAGCAAGCGGCAGTCCTTGCCGCGCGCCTTAGCGAAATCGATCCTGATTTTTATCGGCCGGATATTGATCGCCTCGGGTTCGGCGACCGAGGCGGCCGGGACGAAGCTGATCGTTTGGACTGAAGGACAACCCCACACGCCCGCCGACCTCATGGACGGCCAAGGCCCGCTCTAAGCCTGGAGGATTCCAGAATGAAGCCTGCATTTCAGATCGTAGACGACGAACTTTCCCTCGAACTCGAAGAGGCGGCGGACGATGCGCGGCTTGAACGTCTTGAAGACGCCAACCGCGCCGAGATTGCAGCCTGCCGGGACGCGAAAGCCCGTACGGTCAGGCAAGCCGTCACCGATTGCGCGGCCATCGACGCGCAGATCGACGCTCTCATCAGCAGGAAGGAAGCGATCAGGCGCGCGGAGGCGTCTCGCGTCGCCGTGCTTGAGCGGCGCATCCGGGGCGCGGAAGCCTACCTGACCGCCACCGCAGAGGCTCCCGTCGAGATCAAGGAGGCGGCGGAATGAACACGCTCAACAAAGCCAGCATCGAAACCGAACTGCGTGAAGAGATAGCCAATCTCAAGGCAAAGCTTGCCGACGCGAACGATGAAATCCGCGAACTCAAGGACGAGATCGAATATCTCGATGGTGAAATCCGCGAGATCGATGATTTCAGCGACGAAGAAGTCCGCCGTGAGTTTCTAGTCCGGGAAATGATCGATCCAGTCGATCGGGAATGGCGGTTACTTGCGGAGATGATTGCCGCCAATGAGGCGGACAAGGCGCTCGATCTCGTTGCGGAACTCTCCAAAGGGGCTGTTTCGCCTGCAGTAGCCAAGATGACGGCCTCATTCCATCTGCAGGGAGGGCTGTTCTGATGCGCTTCACCGTAGAACGCGAGCATCTCCTGCCTGCCCTGAGTTTCGTCAGGAAGTATGCTGCAGCCAACAACAAGATACCGATCCTCGCCGACGTCCTGATCGAAGCCAAGGATGGCCGGGTGTCACTCACGGCGACCGATCTCGATCAGGCCGCATCCGATAGCGTACCGGCCGCGGTGCATCTGCCGGGAGCGGCGACCTTGCCTGCAACTGTCCTTTTCGACGTAATCAAGGGCGCGAGCGGCACGGACGTGACTATCGAGACGGACGACCAGCAAGCCAGGATCGCCTGCGGCAAATCGAAGTTCAAGCTCCCGTTCATGCTCGGGTCCGATTTCCCGCCATTGCCGATGCTGACGAGCGAGGCGACGACGCGCTTCACGATTGCCAATCTTGGCGAGATCGATCGCTGCGTGATGTTCGCGGCAGAGCCGGACAAAGGCCGATATTTTCTGGCCGGCGTTTCATGGAAAGTGGTCGATGACCGGATCGAGTTCGTTGCGACGGACGGCAAGAAATTCTCGCTCATGTCCATACCCGCTCCAGTCGAGGCCCGCGCCATGCCGGCGATTATCGTTCCCCGCTTCGGGGCGCCGGCGTGGACAGGGGATGTCAATGTGTTCGTCTCCGACCTGTTCATCCGCTACCAGAGCGGCGAACAGGTGGTGGCCTCGAAGCTGATCGAGGCATCCTATCCAGACTATCACCGGCTGATCCCGAAGAACGATGTTCATTTGCTGTTCGACAGGGATGATCTTGTTGCCGCGCTTTCTCGTATGGCCGTAGCGACCAGCGCAGGGGACAGTTCTATCCTGTTCGTAGGTCGGGACGGCGTGGCGACAATCTCGGCTGAATCGTCTGGTCGCGAGGCGGTTGACGAAGTCTCATACCGAGGCGGCGACTTCCAGATTTCTATTTCATGCCATGCCATAGCGCCAATCATAGCCAGTTTCGATTGCGAGATAATCGAATGGCGTTTCGCCAGGCATGATGTCGGCATCACCATTCACGACCCGCGCAATGAAGGCCGCTTGGCTCTTGCCATGCCGGTACGCGACGCACGCCTTTCCGCCTATATCCCGTCAGTTTTCCGGGATGCCGCCGAATGAGGTCGTACTCGGAATTTCTGGCGAGCAAGGCGCGACGCGCGGACCTGCGCGGACTGAGCCGAGTCCCGCAGACGTCACCACATCTGTTCCCGTTCCAAGCAGAATGCGTCGGTCATCATCTGCGCGCCGGAGCTGCAGGGTGTTTTCTGGACACGGGTCTTGGGAAAACCGAGGTCCAGCTTGAATTCTGTCAGAAGGCGATGGAGGCAACGAACCTCACGCCGATCATCTGGACGCCGCTCGCGGTTGCCGGTCAGACGCTGCGACGCGCGCAGAAGTGGGGGTACGAGGCGAAGGTTATCCGCGACCAGTCGGAGGCCAGAGCCGGCGTCATTAATATTTGCAACTACGACCGTCGGGACCGGATCGATCCGGCATTCTTCGGCGCGGTTTCGTGCGACGAGGCGTCGATCTTCAAGAGTTTCACGGGTGTTACGCGCCGCGAATTGACGGATGCGCACCGTGGCGCCCGGTTCAAGCTCGTCGCGTCGGCTACGCCGGCGCCTAACGATCACATGGAGTTCGGGTCTTATTCTGAATTCTGCGAAATCATGGCAGCGAACGAAATGCTGTCGCGGTTCTTCATCAACGACACATCTACCGCGTCCCAACATTGGCGGCTGAAAGGCCATGCCGAACGGCCGTTTTGGGACTGGATGGCTTCATGGGCGCGGATGGCCGAGCGCCCCTCCGACCTTGGCGATGACGCCAGCGATGCGCGCTATCAGCTTCCGGGTTTCGAGATTGTCCGACATGGTACGAACGTCGTCAGCCTTGATGCTGACGACGGCGACATGTTCGGCAACGCCGCTCTATCGGCCACCAATCTGCATGACGTGAAACGTCGGACAGGGGAGGCTCGCGCGGAGGCCATCGCCAAGGCCGTCATGGCCGAACCCGACGAACCTTGGGTGATCTGGTGCGACACCAACTATGAAGCCGACGCCTTGATGGCAGCGATCCCCGATGCCGTCGAGGTTCGCGGCAGTCAGTCGATCGATGAAAAGGAAGAAAAGCTGGAGGGGTTCGGCTCCCGGCAATTCAACCGGCTGATTGCCAAGCCTTCCATGTGCTTCGGCCTCGACTGGCCATTCTGTGCCCGTATGGCTTTTGTCGGCCGGTCCTACTCCTACGAGACCTGGTATCAGGCGGTGCGCCGCTGTCTACGGTTCGGCCAGGAACGAAAGCTGATCGTCCATCTGGCGATTGCCGAAGGGGAGATGGCCACCGGTAGCGTCATCGATCGAAAGGCATCCGACCACACCAAGATGAAGGCCGCCATGCGCGCCGCGATGCTTCGCGCTCAAGGCCGTTTATCCGCAACCAAGGTTGCATATCAACCGACGCACGAAGGGAGGATGCCCGCATGGCTCTAGTTTGCGAGGGCGAGGAACATGGAGGCGGGTTCACCGCCTATTGGGGAGATTGCGTCTCGGTCTGCGAGCAACTCCCGGACGCCTGCATCGATTTCAGCGTGTATAGCCCGCCCTTCGGTTCGCTGTTCGTCTACTCGGAAAGCGCGGCCGACATGGGCAATTCGACGGACGAAGAATTCGCCGAGCACTATGCGTTTCTGGTTAGAGAGAAGTTTCGCATCACGAAACCGGGACGGTTGACGGCTGTTCACTGTTCCGACCTGCCAATGACCAAATGGCGGGATGGGGCAGTCGGCATCAAGGACTTCTCCGGTCAGATCATCAAGATTCACGAGGATGCCGGGTGGATACTCCACTCCCGTCGCACGATCTGGAAATGCCCCGTCACCGAGATGACGCGGACCAAGCACGTCGGACTCCTCTACAAGCAGCTTCGCAAGGACAGCGCCAAATCTCGCGGCGGAATGCCCGATTACCTGCTGACCTTCGTCAAGCCGGGAGAAAATGCGGAGCCGATTGAGCATACGCCTGAGCAATTTCCGCTCGACCAATGGCAGGAATGGGCTTCTCCGGTCTGGATGTCTATCGATCAGTCCAACGTCCTCAACGTTCAGATGGCAAAGGACGGCCAGGACGAGCGCCACCTATGCCCGTTGCAACTCGACGTGATCGAGCGAGCCTTGGTTATGTGGAGCAACCCCGGCGACGCCGTCCTGTCGCCGTTCATGGGCATCGGGTCGGAAGGCGTCATGAGCCTTCGATATGGCCGTAGGTTCATTGGCGTCGAAAAGAAGCAGAGCTACTGGCGGCAGGCGTGCCGCTACCTCCGTGCGGAAGATCGGCAAGTCGACATGATCGCGGGAGCTGCTGCATGACGGCCGCCCTCTGGAACGCGAAACCATTCAAGGAGCGCGGGCCTTCGGAAAAGCATATCCACCAAGCAGTAATTGACCACTGGCGTGCGTTCGGTGTTCCTGGATCATTCGTGGCGACCATCCCGAACATGCGAGCGTCCGGGCAGGCGGGGCTGACAAGGGGTCTGCCGGACCTTCTCGTTATCGCGCCCGGCTTGCCTCTGGGGTTCATAGAACTCAAGCGCCACGGCGGGGCGGCAACAGACGCGCAATCGGCCTTCTCTGCGATCTGCAACGCGAATGGCATCCCGTGGGAACTGACCTTCGGACGCGATCACCCGATTGAAGTTCTGGAGCGCTGGGGCGCAGTAAAGCCGAGGCATGGCCGTGAGCCGCTGGTTTAGACACTATGCCGGCATGATGGCCGATCCGAAGTTCGGTGCTATCGCGCGCCGCTCGAAGGCATCTCGTGCTGAAGTCCTCTTTGTGTGGGGATGCATTCTCGAAAATGCGGCGGAGAACGAGAGTTCGTCCTACGAATGGGATGCTGATCTGTGCGCAGATTTGCTCAACTGCGACACCGACCATGCGCAACGCATCCATGATGAGATGCAACGTTCCGGCCTTCTGGAAGATGGGCGCGTGGCGTCTTGGGATAGCCGCCAATTTGTTTACGATAACAGTACGGAACGTTCCCGTAGGCATCGAAAAAACAAGCGCAACGCAAATGCAACGTTGCAGAACGTTGCTGCATCGCCCCCAGAGGCAGAGACAGAAACAGATAGCTACACTGCTGAGACGCGCGCCCGCGCGATCGACGTGAGGATGCCCGAACTGTGCGCCGCCCTTGGCGTCACGGATGAAACCAAAACTCCCGGCCTCCTCAGCTTTTCCGAACCGATCCAGTGGGTAACTGCCGGGTGCGATATCGACGCTGACATTCTCCCGGCCCTTCGCGCCATCGCCGCCAGAGGCAAGACCCCGAAAAGCTGGAGATACTGCTCCGACGCCGTGTTCGAAGCCCGAGACCGCCGCCTCGCGCCGCCTCCTGCCGTGAGGGAGCGCGGTGGAACTGGACCGCCTCGCAACGATCTCGACCGCATGAACGCCGCTCTCGACAACCTCATTTCAGGGCAACCCAATGAACCAGACCTACACTCCCGTACCATTGATGCCAGCTTCGAGCGCCGAGATTGGGGAGGCTCTGAAGGTGCTGTTCAACGCCCTGCCATTCCAGCGAGGAACTGACCCCGCGACGGTCGTCTTGGCCTACGTCGAGGCGCTGCGGGGGTTAAGCCTCGATGCCATCAGGGCCGGGGTTTCGAAGTTCTTGCGCGGCGAGTGCGACGTCAACCCGCGCTATGTGCCGACCCCGCCAGAGCTGGCGCGCATCGTCAGGACCGCTGTCGTTCCGGAGCGGATACCCGAACATCGTCGCATCGAGCCGTTTCGGTACTCGAATGACGGCGAGCGCGCGCGGATGCGCCTCAAGATGCCGATGTTCAATCATGCCGTTGGTAGCGAGCAACGGATGAATGAGCTTGCCGCCGCGAACGCCGCTGGCCTGGATGCGATGGTTATCCTCGCGGACAAATGGGGTGTCGTCATCCCCGAAGACCTCCACCGTCAGACCAACGACGATTGGCATCGCGCCCGCAATCAAGCGTTGGCAGAGATGTATAGAAACCCGCCGCCATACATGCGGCGGGGTAATTCGAGCGTAAATGAGAGGGTAGCCTGATGCTGGTCGAAAACGAAAAGGATTGGGCGAAGTATCGCGGCCTGTCGCCTGTATTCGCGGAACGAGCGCGCGCGAAGCGGGCTGAAGTGGCGAAGGCGGAAAGGCAGGCGCGGGCGGAAGCGGCCAAGCAGGCGAAGGTAGATATGGAGAAGGCGCGCATGAGCGAAATCGAGCGCGACAGGGCATTGGCCGCGATGGAGGTTCGCGTGGCCGGGCTGGAAAATGCGGTCGCATCGCTAAAGCAGGAATCCGCCATTCATCGCGCGCTCATCCAGAGCGACAGGGAACAGTTCATCGCAGCGCGTCGTCGCCGCACGACGTTCAGCGTCATCATGCGCAGGGCTACGCTGACGTTCGATGTACGGAAATCAGAGATCATCGGTAGCGGGCGAAACGCGCGTGTCGTCCTCGCGCGCCAGTTCGTCATGTACTGGTCGCGCCGCCTCACTGACATGTCCTATCCGCATATCGGCCGGCTTTTGGGCAACAGGGATCATACGAGCGTGATCCACGGCGTCAGCGCTTGGGTCGCGAAAAGGGCAGGACAGGGGCGCTGGCTAAGGCCGTTGCGATAGGGATCGGCCAACATGGCACGCCTCTGCCAGCGCGAGAAGGACGAGATCATCGCAGCCTACAGGGCCGGGGGAAACTCGGCCGACATAGGCCGCAAGTACGGGGTCAACCCAGGCTATGTCCGCAAGCTTGCAGCGAGGAACGGGGTAGCGCCGCGTCAGATCGTCGGCCCCAAGCCGCGTCCGCCAAGGCCAAAACCGAAACGCATTGCAAAGCCGACGCAGGCGACAGACCCGCATGCCATCGGCTCCGGCCGCCGGAACGCCTCCGGTTATCTCAGGCTGATGTGAGGTGGTGATGAGCACAAAAATCGTGACCCAAACTGTGAAGGCTATGTCTGGTTATTCCCCGTCATGGGCGAGGAATAAAGCTCGCAACGGGGATCTCATCCTATCGGAAGCTATCAACGGGCATCATTCATTTGAGCGCCCTTGGGTTACTTTTGTTGATGGCTTTCCATCAAGAAGGGATGCAGCAATTGCAATCCAGGAGTCATTGGAAAGACAGGGAGTGCAGGCGCAAGTCCGCATCGGAGAGGGCAGCGCTTATCACTATTCATTCGCTGTGCAGATTCCGCGATCGCAAGAGGAGTCATTCCTCAACTGGTGTCGGCGCAACCGTCCAGCGCTGGAAGCAATAAGAGCTTCGCGCCCATGACCAAGATCGAGGAAATTGCGAAGGCAATCTACGAGCGCCGCAATGGACATGGCGCGAAGCCTTGGGGGAGTCTGTCCAAGGCGCATCAGGAATCGTATCTGGGCGACGCAGAGGCGGCCGTCGAGCGCATGGCTAGTGATGCGCCCGACAAGGTGTTCTGGCAGGGATGGGCTGCAAATCGCTTGGAAATAAGCCGATCTCAATGGCTCCGGGCTGCAAAGTCGGCATTGGCAGGAGACTTGCGCGATTTGAGACTGCGCGTTGATCTCGCCGAAGCGCCGCCAGTGCAGATTGTCTGTTCACAAGAAAAAACCGCCACCGAATAACCCCGGCAGCGGCTGCAAATCAGTCCCGAACTATCCAATGCCGCACATAGCACAACAGGCGGCGAAACTCAAAAAAAGGGACTGTGGATGGGCAAGATCAGGAAGCGGCGGAAGAAGAACCCGCTGACATTCGGCAAGATCGAATTGCAGACGGAGTTTGTCGATAATCCATACTGGCGGCCTGACCTTGAGGGCGAGACGAGTATCCCGCGTAAGATTCGCGCTGCGGTGAATGTGCGGGAAAGCGCAGTCGGGACCTTGGCCGCGCGAAAGCTGATCGACAAGGGGCAGGCGGAAGCGGCTCTGCGGTTCAGGAAGCATTGGGAGGCCACCGGCGGTGCGGGTGCTCAAGCGATCGACTACAGCCGGGACAAGGTTGACGGCGGCCAGATCGCCGACCCGATCGACGTTGCTCAAATGGCGGCGGCTCGCAAGCTGGCCGAGGCCGAGCATGTGCTGGGAGAACGAAACTACGAGTTGGTTCGCCGGGTGTGCGGGGAAGGGGCTGCAATGACGGAAATCTACACCGCGAAGCGCGACAGGCTGACTGCAACGGACAATCTGCGCACGTCGCTCGATGACTTGGCGAGGATATGGGGCATTGCCGTAAAGGCCTCCAGCAAGCCCGTCACGAAGTACCAGATGCCGTCCAAGCATGATTTGTCGCTCTATAGGGAGCGCACAACAAATGAGGACCGAAGTGCAAAAAGGGATTGACTGCGGTAACCGAATAAGGCAGACAAATCACAAGCTGGCGCATTGCGCCGATGGCCCATTGCGGCCCGCTCCAAAAAATCAGGACATCCCGTGCGACCCGAACCGCTTTACGCGGAGATCAGGCGTCTATTCGCTCGTGGCGTAGGCGTCGCGACGATAGTCGCTCTGCTCCGCTGCACATTCAGGGATGTGAACATTGCAATTTCCGTTGGCAACGGGAAATGAGCGTAAACCGGATCGACCGGAATGCAGTCGGACGCGAGGGCGGTACTCGCCATCTCCACCAATGGGGATGAAACAGGATCGACGCCTGCGGGAAGAGAGATACGCGCTCGGGCATGGCAAGCACCCTCATCGCGGCCGAACCTGAAATTGCCGACAACGACAATTTCGCGCCTATGGCTGTAGCGGCCTAAGCGGACCCGCCCAGCGGTTGGCAACAGGAGCTGGGCACCATTCCCCGCCACTGCTGGAAACGAGCGCTTGTTTCGTTTGAGGGCTCGTAGTTCCCAAGGCCAGTCGAACCGTCCCGACCAAAAGCCAAGCCTTTTGCTCGCGGCAACCCGCTGAGCAGGCGCATATCTGTGGCGGGAATATTTAGGCCAGTCAAAACTCCATCCGTTGGCAACCATCCATTCGCCGACTTCGACGCCGGATACAGTCCAGCATACCGCTACAACACGGCCGTACCTGTCCGTATCAACCTGTCTGCATCTCGTAGGGCGTGACGCGGCAAGCAGCACATCAAGAGCCTCGGCGGCACGAACACCGCAGCGATAGAGTTTGCCGCCTGCATCATGGCACGTCTGCCAGCTTTCAGGAGCATCCACGCCGTCGAGACGGATGCGCACCTTGCCAATATCGATCGTGTCCCCGTCCACCACATCGGCCCTGCCCACGATGTCACCGGCAAAGGCTGGTGCGGTGAGCAGGAGCAGGGCGGCGAGGAAGAGTTTCACCCGGCGAGGATAGCACCTCGAAGCTGGAATCGGAATCGACAATGGTCGCATCCATCTCAACCATTCATGGCGGGC